TACATTGACCCATTCAGTTACTTCTTTCTGCTCACCCTGCTTATCTTTGTATTTCTCTGTACAAGCAACTGAAATATTGGTTACTGGGCTGCCATCTGGGAAAGACCTTTGCTCTGGGTCTTTGCCTAAATTTCCCACAATGATTACTTTATTTACTGATGCCATGATTATTTTCCTTGCAAATGTCTGCGACCAGAACCTTTTTTAGTATTACTTGAACTTTTGGTATGGTGAATTTTGGGGATTTTTTCTCCTAAAGCTGGAAAAATGTTTTTAATGTTGACTTGAGCAACTCTTATCATTTCCATTTTTACTTTAGCCATTGCTCTCCTGGCATCTGGAGATAACACTATTTCTTTATCTTTCATTTATTTATCCTAACTCGATGATTAATTGTTCAACTTCTTCCAAAAACTGTTTTACTTCTTGCTCCATCAACTTAATTAATTGCTCATCCCTATAGGCTCGAACAATTAATAAGCGACTCTTTTCAGGCATTCTGGGATCGTAAGAGACAAAATCGCACCATTCCCAATCCATTACCCAGATTTGCCCTTGTACTTGTTTGACATATTCAGTAGGCACAATCTTGTTTCGCCAATATTTAACATGAGTATGACTATCAGGGCATTTTATTTCCACACCGCCATTGGGAGTTGCCATCCGATCTGGAGAGCAGCCAACCCAAGGAATGCTATAGTGTTTCCAAAAACCTGTCTTGTCTAATAATGTTTCACATGAAACCTCATAAGCCATAGCAGCTTTTTCTTCTGTCTCTACACCCCATTCCATGCTTGGGTTTGAATAAGATTCACCAATTTCACCAGTAAGTCTTTCAATTGCCAGGCGAGTTTTGTACTTTTCCCTGGTAACAGATTCAGCACCACCTTTACCTTTAGCCATGACAGCATCTAAGTTGGAAGCTGATACATACCCCAAGCGAACCCTTTTCCATTCATCTGTACCCTGTTCTACATGGATAGAATCTTGAATAATCATGATTGTGCTCCAAGCAATTCAGCTTTGCGAATGTCTTTGGCTTTGACCAACTCTGGCAATTCGCCTAAAGTTTTGACCGCAGCAATGTAAACCTTTTTTAAAGCATCTTCGCTTAAAGCAGACATAATTTTGTTAATATAGGGGTCAATACTGGGTGGCTCTGCCCCTGTAGTGGAATCAATGGCATCATGCTCAACAATCTCCAGGGCTGCCATCCAAAGATATCTGCGTTGATAAGTCTCAACTGCACCAATGTTTTGCACTTCATGACAGCCTTTTAAGTTGGCTGATCCCATTGGACTTTCAATTTCTATTTTGTCACCTGAATCAATGTCAACAATAGCCATTTTTGCTTGTTCAACATTAAAACTAACAATGCCACAAAGACCATTGTTTTCAAATACTCCTAAAGCTGGAATCAAAAAGTCGGCAAGTTCAAAATAGTTGTACTTGGCAAAATCATTGCGACCCGATTTTTTTAACTTTAAAAGATGAAATTCTTTTCTAGCTTGATTTAATTTTTTGTAAATAGTACTCATGTTTATTACCTTTCTTGATGATTAATCTAAATAACCGCTTGATAAATTTTCTTCTGCATGACTAATTGCATAGTTCTCCATGTAGTCATAAGCCATTGACCACAATTTCCTACCCAAAGCCTCAAAATCAATATCCACATGAGGTTTTGATAACATTTCCTCAATGATTGCTTGATCTTCTTTTTTGGCTTCTGAAATGCCTTCTGAGAAATTTGAATACTTTTTTATGCTGTATTCATCTTCCATGAGTTCAGCAACTCGATCATTGATCTTGTCTGAATCATCATCTTCTGGTTCGTAATACCGATTATTGTTGTACATATTTATCTACCTTTCGTGAGTTGATATAAGAAGTATTACACACAACTATTACAATTGCAACAACTTTTGTGTAAAAATGCCACATGACTGAAATTACTTTGGAACTACCGCTTCCACCCACTATAAATAGCTATTGGGGATTCTCTGGTCATAGGCGATTTTTAACATTACCAGCCAGGGAGTTTAAACAGCAAGTGGCTCATATAGTGAACCAGCAAAAAATTAATTTTGAAGATCAAAAATTATCTATTGACATCACATTATTTTGGAAAGATAAAAGAATTCAAGATTTAGATAATCGCTGCAAACCTTTACTGGATTCGCTTGTCCAGGCTGGTCTAGCCAATGATGATAGTCAATTTAAAGAAATACACATCTATGAAGGTGGCATTTTAAAGGGTGGGAAAACCCTGATAAAAATATCTGTCATAGATTAAAAATTTACTGTAAACTTTTAAGACTGTCTAAATGGATTTAGGTAGCTATAGCTGGTGCTAATAAACTTTTTCGGAAAAAAGGAAAAAATGCTTGAATTTCCCCCTCAAGACAAAATTGAGGTCTATGCCAATGAAACAGGATTTATTTGTTTTAGATGTGCAGGTGATCTTGAAAATACCAAAGAACAAATAGTTTGTTTGACCATCGGTCAATTTCGATCAGTCATTAAAAATGCCGACAAACTAATTTCACAAGCAGATGAAATTAGAAAGGCAATCCAATGACATACAAAATTAAGAATTGGAATAAATTTCAACATTTCAAGGATCGTAGACCACCCTGGGTAAAACTTTATCGAGATTTGCTGGATGATTTAGAGTGGTTTGAACTTGATCCAGTATCTTCTAAAAATTTAATTAATTTATGGCTCATCGCAAGTGAATATGATGGATATTTGCCATCATTAGATATTCTATCTTTTAGATTAAGGCTTAAAAAACAAGAAGTTACAAGAATTTTATCTTGTCTTGGTCATTGGTTGGAACAAGATGATATCAAGGTGATATCAGAAGGATATCAAAGTGATAGTACAGAGACAGAGACAGAGACAGAGACAGAGACAGATATATTCGTGGACTCAAAGATTCCACCATGCCCCCACCAAGCCATTATTGATATTTATCATCAAACATTGCCAGAGTTACCAAGAGTGATTTCTTGGAATAAAACAAGGGAATCCCATTTAAAGCAACGCTGGAGAGAATTGTTTACTGAATTTGAATGCAAAAGTTCGGAAGAAGCCCTGGAATGGTTTAGGAATGATTTTTTTCAATTTATTAAAAGTTCCAAGTTTTTAACTGGGAAAACACATTCAAAGGATAGGAGACCATTTTTAGCAGATTTGGAATGGGTTATTAAACCAACCAACTTTACAAAAATCATCGAAAGGAAATACCTATGAAATCCAAATTAGTCAAATTTTCAAATCCTGAAGAATCAAACCAAGAAAGTCAGCCTTTATCCTGCGGGGCTTATGGATGCGGTCTGCCTGGCACAATTTCTGCTGGAACAAATGGAGAAAGCAAGTTTTACTGTCGTTTTCATTATGGTTTAAAACCGCATAAAAATGACCAAGTAACTGCCAGAATCCATCAAAATAGTCAATTGCTTGATCTTTTTGATATGTGTACATCCCCAGATAGGTTTTTTAAAGGAAACAATAAAACAACTTTTTTTGAGTTGGCAGATACAAAAGTATCTCAAGGTCTTTTTGACATGGGTTTGCAAGAACTACATATTCCTAAAAACTTGCTCAAAACTCGCAAAAACATCATGGCAGAACTTGATAAGCGCACTTTTGTAATTGATGAAGATGGTATGCCTATGCCTAAAGCAATGGATGTAGGCAATCATTATTTAGACAAAATTAACTACAAAGGAACAAATGTAGGATTTGACAAATGAAAGGCAACGATAAACCCTACCTAGAAAGGATTAAAACCAACCTAGGAGAGGAGTTGTTCATTTCCTATTGCAATGCCAAGGGATACAAAATAAATCGCCTAGGATTCGATGAGAGGGCTGGATATGTGGAAAATTTCTTTAATCTCAATCCATTATTAAGAAATTTGCCTGATTTTGTGGTCAATACCCCTAATGAAACTTTTGTAGTGTGTGTAAAAGGCACAGCAAACCTTAAAAAACAAGAATTTGATCTTCTTCCTTTGATGATTGAATGGTTTAGCAGCAAAAAAGCACCCTTGGTTTATGCTTTTTGTTTTGATGATCGAGAAAAACCTGCGCTTGTTTACCCAGAAAAAGTCATTGAACTATATCAAAAAGCCAAAGAAAAAAGATATGAAAGCGATGGAGTTATCTATCGAAGTCTTGCTGTTTAATGGTTTTTAGCTTATAATACTTATGTTGGATACGAAAGGTAATAAAGTGATTGAACCGATACCATTTGCAGGATTAATTGAGTTGGATGTGGGATTTATCCCTGCCAGCTTAGATCGTGCAATTGCCATAGCTGCTAGTGCTCATGCTGGTCAAGTTGACAAAGCAGGTGAGCCTTATATTTTGCACCCTCTAAGAGTAATGTTGTCTGTACCACCAGAAGTCAGGATTGCTGCGGTATTGCATGATGTTTTAGAAGATAGCGATATTAGCCCTGACGATTTATTGGCTGAAGGATTTAGCCTTGAAGATTTGGCTGTTTTAGATGCTGTCAGTCGTAGACCTGGTGAGTCATACCATTCATTTATTGTTCGATGCTCTAAAAACCCATTGGCTAGAATCGTTAAATTGGCTGATTTGCGAGATAACTGCGATATGAGTAGATTGGCAAATCCATCTTTGGCTGATTGGGCAAGATACGAAAAATATATGGAAGCAATTGTTTACTTGCGTGGCGATGAATTGTGCTAATATTTTTTGAACTATTACACAGGACAACATGATGGAAAAGAAAAGTTCAAATGCTCTGGTCAAGGTCAGGGCAGTTTTTTTATCGGAAGATATGCCATTTACTTTAGCGGTTTTGGCACAAAAAACCAATTTAAAAGCACCTGAAGTATCAATGGCTTTGTGTCATTTGAGAAAGCAACGATATGTCACTAGGCGATTAATTGCAAATCATTCTGGCAAAGGTCGTAAAAGTGTTTGGGCTTATTACTATCACCCTCTAAGGGTTAGTGTAAGTGAACTTACAGAAGCATAAACATCAATGTGCAGTAAGGCAGATGCTGATTTATCGTAGGAAATGGGGTCTTTTGAAGTTTCAGCAGTTCATTAGAAGCGAAAGAGTAATACATTTATGGCTTACTTTAGAAGCAGATTTTAAGGATCAATTTCAAAAAGGTAATAGCGGAGAACCAGGACAATGGATAGAGAAGAACTAGAAGCGAAACTTAGCGCAGCCTTACAAGATGCTCAGTATTGGCGGTCAATGTATGATAAGTTATTGCAACACATACAACACCAAAGCGAATACATTGCTCATCTTGAAAAGCAAATTTGGGGCAGCAGATGAGAAGCAACTTTATTCTGGCACATCATGTTGCCAGAAAAAATGCTATTCAAGCTATTTTAGAAGCCCCTGATGGCTATGCAGTTTCGATTAAGCCTAAGAATCGCAGCTTAGAGCAAAATGCAAAACTTCATGCGCTTATACAAGAAATAGCCCAAAAAATAGAATGGGTAGGAAAAAAACAAGAAGTAGAGACATGGAAAAGACTCCTAACAGCAGCTTGGCTCAGAGCAAGGGGAGAACCAGTAGAAATGTTACCAGCGATTGATGGACATGGTGTTGATATTGTTTTTCGCAGGACATCGGATTTAACTGTACCTGAAATGATCGAGTTGATCGAATACATCCAGGCATGGGCAGTAGAGCAAGGAATTGATGTATTATAGAATCCACGAAAGGGAAAATATGATTAAAGATAATCAAGATGGCACATTTAGCATAGTCAGACCTAAAGTCTGGGATGATGAACCAGTAGCATGGATTAACAATCACATGGATGAAGGCTGGTTATCTTGGGATAAAGATTCAACTGCGGATTCTTCAATACCACTTTATGCCCATTCCTATAAAAGACCTATCAATTCAGTATTAGTACCATGCGATAAGTTGGCAGAAATGCAAGCTGAGTTAGCAATACTAAGAAAGGCAAGTGAGAAATGAACGCTACTGAATTGGCTTTTTTGTTGGACAAATCAAGAAAAGAATCTTATACATCGGAAAATTTGGTTGGTAAAGCTGCCACCATGCTACGACAGCAACAAGCTGAAATAGAAGCGTTGAAAGACAAATTGTATTTAACCAAACAATCACTTGATATTGTTGATAGTTGGATTGGAAAGGCACAAGAGAAATGAGTGTAATTCGTGCAGAACCAGCATTTAGATGGGCAATTAAAAATGCTTACCAAGACCCATTTTATGTAAACATTGATAACTTAGGCAAAGTAGTCAAACCATCTATCAAAGTATTGCAACAAGCGTGGATAGACATTTTGACAGGTGAAGTTGAATGGAAAGACTTGGAAACTGTTGATTTAAGAAAGGCGCAAGAAAAATGAGTTATTCTTTTAATCCTGAATACATGGGTACTTTGCCCTGGGGTCAAAATCCTGTAGACTCAAAGCCTAATCAAATCTGGTTTAGCCAAAATCCAGAGGGTAGCCTTTTTTCTTGGTACATGGATCATTGGGTAGAAGTATCCCCAAGCCTAAAGGGATCAGACATGATTACTATTACACTTCCTAAAGAAATATGGAAGGCAGTAAGTAAAGCAATCAATATTGCATTAGCGATAAATGGCAAATAAAGAACAAAAAAGGATGTATGACAGAATTGCCAGATTTGGCTGCATTTTGTGTTACCACCTCGGATATGGAGAAGGCACACCAGCAGAGTTGCACCACATCCGCAGAACCAAACCTAGAGACCAAGCCCCTGTTATCCCCTTGTGTAGAGAACATCATAGAGGGAATGCAGGGATTCATGGAATGGGGAGAAAATCATTTGAAAAAATCTATCCATCGGAAGATTCGCTTTTGGACATGATTAACACCAAACTCAGTATTACTACTAACACTTTGTAATAGCTTGTGCTAATATTCCAATCGTCAGGTAGGGTGCAACTGTCCTTGCATTCGCTACATCCCAAAAGATGCCTACCTGACACTAGAAATTATGGATAAACAAGTTAAATTTTCTAAAATATATGGACTCTCAGATAAAAAAACTGGAGAGATAATCTATATTGGAAAATCGGATGATCCAAAAAAAAGATTAAAACAACATATTTATGACTCAAAAAGGCGAAATACAAAATTACATCAATGGATTAGAAAAAATCCAAATTCAGTAGAATTGATTATATTAGCCTGTGCTATAAGTAATGATTGGCAATCCCTTGAAAAACAAATGATTGCTCAATATAAAGAATCTGGAAAACTTCTTAATATTGCCAAAGGCGGAAATCAACCATTTAGAGATGAAAATGATTCATTTAAAAGAAAAGTATGGATTATTAAAAATTTCATGGCTAGACTTGTCAATGAATGGAAAAATATACCAACCACCGAAAAAATTGAAGAAAGAAAAGCCATGCTTAGATATGCTGCATGGAAAAAACCAGAATTATTTGGTGAATGGAAGTATTTATGAAAGAAAAGGGCAGACCATCCACCTTTACTGAAGAAATAGCCCATGAGATTACTGAAAGATTGTCAGATGGAGAGCCATTAAGAGCAATTTGTCGATCTGAAGGAATGCCAAACTGGAGAACTGTGTATGATTGGATGGCAAAAGATAATACATTTTCCGCACACATCGCACACGCAAGGGAGATTGGCTTTGATGCAATAGCCGAAGAAGCCCTAATGATTGCTGATACTCCTTGCTATTTAGAAACAAAAGAAACCATTGAAGATCAAGGAAAACCAACAAAAGTTAAAGTCGTAGTGGCTGATGCTTTTAATCATCGTAGATTACAAGTCGATACTAGGCTAAAACTATTAGCTAAATGGTGTCCTAAAAAATATGGCGATCAAGTTCAATTTGATGTAGAAAACAATAACTGGACAGTCAATGGCATCCCTGTCAAAACAAGGTAGAGAACCCATAGAATTACCCCCTTTACACCAGGGACAACAAGAAGCCTTTGATGCTTCCACTCGATTTTTTGCTATTCGCTGCGGTAGGCGATGGGGCAAAACTGCCATGATGCAAAACATTGCTTGTGCTGGAGCAGCCCAGGGCGAAAAAATAGGATGGTTTGCACCTGACTATAAAATTCAATCTGAAGCCTTTAGGGAAATAGCCGATCTATTAGCTCCCATGATTAAGTCATCATCTAAGATTGATGGCATTATCCAGACTCATACTGGTGGGCGCATAGACTTCTGGACTTTGGAAAATGAAAGGGCTGGTCGATCCAGGAAATACCATAAAGCCTTTATTGATGAAGCAGCCTTTACCAAGCCCAATATGTCTAAAGTATGGCAAACCGCTATCAAACCAGCATTACTCGATTATCAAGGTAGTTGTATTACAGCATCAACACCCAATGGAATTGATAGCGACAACTTCTTTTGGCAGATATGCAATCAGCCTGAACATGGATTTACTGAATACCATGCTCCAACCTTTACTAATCCATTTCTACCTAAAGAGGAATTGGAAAAGCTGGAGAGAGAAAATCATCCAATGGTATTTAAGCAAGAATACCTGGCTGAATTCGTGGATTGGTCAGGTGAAGCATTCTTTAGCCTAGATAAGCTGCTGGTCGATAATAAACCTGTGGTTTACCCTAGTAAATGCGATGGTGTATATGCAGTCATTGATACTGCGGTCAAAGGCGGTAAAGAAAATGATGGTACTGCCATTGTCTATGTTGCTGTAGACCGATATACCCAAAATCCATATAACCTGATTTTATTGGATTGGGATATTGTGCAAATTGATGGCGCAATGCTAGAAAATTGGATGCCAAGTGTATTTTCTAGATTAGAAGAACTCGCTAGATTGACTAATGCAAGGCAGGGAGTTGTCGGTACATTTATTGAAGATGCTGCTGCTGGATCAATTTTGATTCAACAAGGCAGAGCAAGAGGATGGAATACTCATGCCATTGACTCAGGGTTAACCTCAGTAGGCAAGGATGAAAGAGCCATTTCTGTATCGGGTTACTTTCACCAGGGCTTAATGAAGATTAGCGATTATGCTTTTGATAAGACTATGACATTTAAAAATGCTAGTCGTAATCACCTATTAACTCAGGTAACTGGATTTAGAATTGGCGATAAAGATGCCTACAAAAGAGCAGATGACTTGCTAGATGCTTTCGTATATAGTTTAGCCATTGGTGTTGGCGATAAATATGGCTACTAAGGAATAACTATGTCTGATGTGATGGTGAATAATACTTATCTGGGTGGTGAATTAATGAACCTGCTCAGTTCTGAGAATATCCAACCAGGTTCACAGGCAGGTTATGAATTATGCAAAATCATTTGGGAATATCACCCATTAGGCGGTAAATTAGTTGAAAAGCCAGTTCGCTTGGCTCTTTCAAAACCCAGAATTATTACTGTAGATGCAGAACCAAAGGAAATGTTGGTCGAGGCATTTCAAAAAGAATGGGAAAAATTAGGTGCTACTAATCATATTCGTGATGTTATGTTTATCAATCGCACTTATGGGGCTGGTGGAATTGTTGTGGGTGCTGATAAGATTCCTACTACTGAGCCTATTGATCCTTGGCAGCTTCCTGATCTCAACATTTATTTTAATCAGTTAGACCCATTAAACATGGCTGGTTCGATTGTTACAAACCAGAACCCAAATGCGCCAGACTTTCAAAAACCTCTTGCATACACTACTGCTGCTGGTCAGCCTTATCATCCTAGCCGTAGCGTGGTGGTATTCAATGGCACTCCTATCTACTTGTCTTTCCAATCTAGTGCTTTCGGCTATACAGGTCGAAGTGTGTTTCAAAGGGCATTGTATCCATTAAAGTCTTTTGTTCAGTCGATGATTACCGATGACTTGGTGACTTTTAAATCAGGTCTGATTATTGCCAAGCAAAAACCTGCTGGGTCTATTGTCAATCGCTTAATGCAAACTGCTGCTGGTATTAAGCGCACTTATTTGCAAGAAGGCGGTACTGGCAATGTGCTATCAATTGATATTGATGAAGAAATCAACTCCATTGATTTGACCAATACTGCAACTGCAATGACAACTGCCAGAGATAACATCATTGCCAATATTGCTGCTGCTTCCGATGTCCCTGCAATGCTACTCAAAGATGAAGCATTTACTCAAGGCTTTGGTGAAGGTACTGAAGATGCAAAAGCCATTGTCCAGTACATTGATGGCATTCGAGTTGACATGGAATCTTTGTTCCGATTCTTTGACAAGATCGTAATGCACCGAGCCTGGAATAAAGAATTATTTGAATCTATTCAATCTGCCTATCCAGAGCAATATGGCAAGATGACCTATGAGCAAGCATTCTATTCATGGAAAAATGCTTTCAAACCTGAGTGGGAATCACTCATGGAAGAACCGCCAAGCGAAAAAGTCAAAGTTGATGACATTAAGCTAAAAGGTGTTACTGAAGTACTTCGTACAATGCTGCCAGTTATTGATCCACAAAATAGAGCAAATTTAATTCAATGGGCTGCTGACAATTTGAATGAAATGCCAGATATGTTCCAAAGTTCTATGCAATTGGATGCTGATGCAATCGCTGAATATGAAATTCCAGAACAAGAACTTAAAAACTTACCTAGATTGGATGCTTATTTTGCAAAGGGGGATTGGGCAAACCCCACCCCAAAAGCTGATGCTTTCATAGAACAAGACCATCCCAGGGATGCGGATGGAAAATTTACTGCTGGCGCAGGTAGTAGCGCAGCAACCACTACTATGCCTGGTGGTCGAGCACAAGCCCCATATACTGTGGCAGCTAAAT